GCTGAAATTACAAGAGATGAACTTACATTTCAAAAATTTATTAATAGATTAAGACTTAGATTTTCTATTGTATTCTTAAATGCTCTAGAAAAGCAACTTATTCTAAAGAAGATATTTACTCAAACTGATTGGGATAATATCAAAGACAAAATTCATTTCAAGTATGCCAGAGACAATTATTTTGCAGAATTAAAAGAAAGTGAAATTCTTATTAATAGATTATCTGCTTTAGAGAGAATACAGCCATTTGTTGGACAATACTATTCAAGAGATTTTGTGAAAAAGAAAGTTCTAAATCAATCCGATGAAGATGTCGTTGAAATGATTAAACAAATGGAAGAAGAAGCAGCAGAAGATGCTGAAAAAATGGCTGCACAAGGATTTAATCCTGATGGAACTCCAATGCAACAAGGACCTATTCCGGATGAAGGACCATCACAAGTTCAACCACAAGATGATCAGCCAACACAGCAAGATGTACCTGTTGCTCCTGGACCAAGAGAAAAGGAAGAAGAAATAGTACAAGGTAAAAGTGGTCCTTATGAAAGAGCATCACCCACTAGAAAACGATCTTTGTCTGATATCATGTCAGCAGGATTTAAATCATAAATAGGAGATATAATTATGGATAATGAATATACTGTAAATGATGTTATCAATTTGGCTATCAATGGTAATGTTATTGATTTGCAAAAAGCGTTTGGAAGTGTAATGCAAGATAAAATTAATTCTGCTTTGGAAATTGCAAAACAAAATATTGGTCAAAGCTTAGGAACAAACGAAGAGGAATAAATTTAATGTCTGGACATAAAGCATCAGTTGATAGAGATGGCAAAAATGCCTATGATCTTATTAATCCTTTTACAGGACAAACAAAACCTGTTCCTGATGCAGAAAGAGAAACTGCTTATCATGACCAAGAAGAAATAAGTGGTACTAAAAAGCATGATGATCCATATGACAATGATGATGAAGTTTATAATGGAATAAAAAAAGATACTTCTCGTATTGCAGATAAAAATACTTTACAAAAAGAAGATAGATTAGCAGATTTACTTGAAGCTGGTCATATGAAGAAACTTTCTGGCGGTTCAAAGCATGGAAAAGTATACAAGAAAACCAGAAAATATCAAGAAGAAGAAACAGAAAATAATGAAGAACTAGTTGAAATGCAAGGAATTGAACAAGGTTCAAGATCAGCAGTAAATCCTAAAGTTGGAGATGTTAGATTTAGAACTGTTAATCCAACACATACAAGAACACGTCAAGCTATTCATAATAAAAGAAATAGACAAACAGGAAGTTTACTTAGAACCGGATGGACAGCAGCACAAGCAAGAAGAACAAGCAGACTTGAAGAAGGTGAAAATCCTCAAGTAGCATCTGCTCCTGCCACATCTGATAGTCCTATGCTTGGAATGTATGCTTTTAATACTAGCAATTCTTCTAGATCAAAATATGATATCAGAGCAATTCTTGAATCAATTGCACTTCAAGCAGCAGAATCATTTGAAGCTTGTGATGATAACAGTTCTGTTCCTGATGCATTTGCTAGTGAGTTGGATCAATGCTCAAAAGCTATTTCAAAATTACATTCTCTTTTAACACAAGGCAATAATAATTTTCCTATGACAGGAAGTGTTCCAGTTCCAAATGAACCACCTAAGCCTCCCGTCAGAAATGAATCTAGTGAAAAACCACTTACAAAAAATCAAAAAGATGAACTTGATATTAGTCCTAAAGATGGAAAAATTACAGCATCAGATTTAGCTGCTAAAAGAGCACAGAGAAAATTATCAGAAGCAGCATTAAAAGTTTTTAAACATTTACTAAGAGACAAATAAGATGCCTGTTATAACCAATTCTTTAGGATCAACAAAAGTTACAACATTAGATGTTGGATCTAACGGACAATATACAAATACCAGTCTAACTGCAAATGCTATTAGAGAAGCAGTAACTGCACAAGGCGTTTCTCATATTCGCTGGACTGGAGATTGGCAAATTTCTCAAGGATCAAATATTATTTTTAGATCGGCTACGGGAACTTCAGGTGATTGGGATTTGAGTTCACAAGGATTAATTCTTTATGGATCAAATAGAACCTCTGGCATTCAAGCAAATACTACAACTAGCAATTCTACATTAATTATGACAATTACTAAAACAGTAGTTTCTAATACAGTTTAATACATAAGGAAAATAAAAATGGCTTTTCTAATTACAGAAACCGTAGAAGATATTAGAGTCATAAAAGAAGCTACAGAAAGCGGCAAAGGAAAGCTTTATCTTGAAGGCATCTTCATGATGGCTGATCAGCCAAATAGAAATGGTAGAATTTATGAACAAAAGATTCTTGCTCCAGCAGTTCAAAAATATGTAGAAAATTATATTAACAATAACAGAGCATATGGAGAATTAGGACATCCTGTCGATCCAGTTATTCATCTTGAAAGAGTTTGCGTTAAACATGAATCTCTTACATGGGATAATAATCATGTAATCGGAAGAGCCTTAGTAACTAGCACTCCAATGGGTCAGATTGTAAGAGGACTTGTTGAAGATGGATTCCAACTTGGAATGTCATCAAGAGGCATGGGTTCTGTTTCTAAAAATTCAAATGGTGTAATGGTTGTTGGACCAGATTTTACTTTGGCCACAGCCGCAGATGTTGTTGCTGATCCTTCTGCTCCAACAGCTTTTGTTAAAGGAATTATGGAAAATGTACAGTGGGTTTATGATTCTGCTTCTGGTAATTGGAAAGCACAAGAATTTTTAGAATCAACAAAGAAATTGATTAATAATTCTCCAACAAGAATTATCAATGAAAAAAGCATTGCTTTCTTCGAACAGTATCTTAGAAAGTTATCTAAAAAATAAAATATTATAAATAATACAGAATTTAAGGAGACTACAATGGCAAATAAAAAGTATTTTTCAGAAAATCGTCAACTAGATGAGTTTAAGGCATCTGACGGTCAAAGTGAAGTTCCTGATCCCGGTGCAGCCGGAAGTGCAGCTAGAACTGCTGACAAGTCAGAGGGCGAAGCTACATATTCAGTTCCTACAAAAGCTGAAGTAATGGCCAAGATTATGAATGATCTTCAGGCTCGCAGCCCACAAGATGTATTCAATATTTTTAAATCTATGGCTAAGGATGACAATGGTCGCCCTGCTGATAATTTCGATAAGCCAGAAGGCAGCGAAACTTATAATTCAATAACCAAAGAAAGGCCAGATATTACTCCATCTGATGCTCGCAAATCATTTGGTAATAGCGGCGAAACATATGATGCAGTAAATCCTGGATCATCAGTAAAGCCAGTTGTGGCTCGTGAACATATTGAAGAAATTTTTACAGGTCAAGAATTATCTGAAGAATTACTTGATCGGGCTGCAGTAGTTTATGAAGCTGCAGTAAATTCAAGAATTGCTATTATCGAAGCCCGTCTCGAAGAGCAGTATACAACTGCTCTAGAAGAAGCTATTGATTTAATTCATGAAGAAGTTGTAGAATCAGTTGATAAGTATATGACCTATGTTGCTGAAGAATGGGTTGAAGAAAATAAACTTGCAGTTGAAAATGGTCTTAAGTCACAGATGGCAGAAGACTTGCTTCTTTCTCTGAAAGAGGCTTTTGAATCTAATTATATTAATGTCTCTGAAGAGAGAGTTGATGTATTAGAAAATATGCTTGATGAAATTGAAGAACTGAAGACAAAACTAAATTCAGAATTTGAAACAAGACTAGAACTAGAAAATACTCTAGAATCTTATAAAATTTCTGAACTAGTTGGTAAAATGTCAGAAGGAATGACTGCTTTCGAAAAAGATAAATTTATGTCTTTAATTGAAAATATTAGTTATTCAAATCTTGACGATTTCTCTTCAAAAGTCGAAGTTCTCAAGGAAACATATTTTACAGGTGGTACACCCAAGAATGCGTCTGCCCAACCTCTTGTAGAAGATTATGAATATAATGGAGAATCAGAGAAAGAAGTACCTTCAAATATGCGTGCATATGCTGAAGCTTTAGCCAAATTTTCTAAAAAGTAATTTTCATAAATAATAATAACCCAGAAAAAGGGAAACAGGGAGTCAAAAAAATGAATTTTAATAAGGAAATCCAAAATAAGTGGAGTGCAATTTTAGAGCATCCTTCTCTACCTTCAATTGCAGATACCCACAAGCGCGCTGTTATTGCTCAACTTCTTGAAAATACAGAAAGAGCATTAGTAGAGGAAGCCAAGAATGGCGGACAAACTGCCCTGCTTTCTGAAGCTTCAGGCGATGTACCAACATCATTAACTGGTGGTGTACAGACATATGATCCAGTGCTAATTTCACTGGTTCGTCGTGCAATGCCTAACCTCATTGCTTATGACATCTGCGGCGTTCAGCCAATGACTGGTCCAACAGGACTAATCTTTGCAATGCGTCCACAGTATTCAAATCAGTCATCAGGTGCAAATGCATTCTATGATGAAGCAAATACTGGCTTCTCTACATATGGCAAAGGTGCAGTTGATGGTTCACAAGCCATCGGTAATACAGGTGGTAACTTTGGTACCACACCAACAGGTTCACTTTCAACATATAACTACGGTTCAGGTGCAACTACATCAACCGCTGAAAGCCGCGGTGCAACCGGTCAAGGCGATTTCAATCAAATGGCTTTCAGCATTGATCGCGTAACAGTTACTGCTAGAACACGCGCCCTCAAAGCTGAGTACACAATTGAACTTGCTCAGGATCTCAAGGCTATTCATGGTCTTGATGCTGAAACAGAACTTTCCACAATTCTTTCAGCAGAAATTCTTGCTGAAATCAATCGTGAAATTGTTCGTACAATCAATCTAACTGCAAAGCCCGGTGCTGCTGAAACAACTACAGCTGGTACATTTGATCTTGATATCGACTCAAACGGTCGTTGGAGCGTTGAGAAGTTTAAGGGTATGATGTTCCAGATTGAGCGTGATGCCAATCGTATTGCTAAAGAAACCCGTCGTGGTAAGGGCAATCTACTTATCTGTTCATCAGATGTAGCTTCTGCTCTTCAGATGGCTGGCGTTCTTGATTATGCTCCTGCTCTTAACAGCAACAATCTACAAGTTGATGATACGGGCAATACATTCGCTGGCGTCCTTAATGGTCGTATCCGCGTATACATTGATCCTTATGCAGTTGTTAACTATATGACAGTTGGCTATAAGGGTGCATCAGCTTTTGATGCCGGAATCTTCTATTGCCCCTACGTTCCTCTCCAGATGGTTCGTGCAGTTGGCCAAGATACATTCCAGCCCAAGATTGGATTCAAGACACGCTATGGTGTTGTTGCAAATCCATTCTCACGCGGCAACTCTGCTGATGGCGGTACTCTTCTTGAGAACGTCAACGTTTATTATCGCAGAATCCTTGTTAATAATATCCTCTGATTTTATAAAAAATCAAAGAAGTTCACTAAATACTCCCGAGGGAAACTTCGGGAGTATTCTTATATGAGTAAGAAACAATCAACATCTGGATTTGTTTATATTTGGTTTGATCGCAAACATAAAAGATATTACATTGGATCTCATTGGGGTGAAGAAAATGATGGATATGTTTGTTCTTCTCCATGGATGTTAAATATGTATAAATCAAGAAGTCATGATTTTAAACGTAAGATTTTGTGTAGAGTATATACTAATCGCAAAGATTTACTAATTGAAGAACATAAATGGTTATCCATGATTAAAGATGAAGAACTTAAAATTAAATATTATAACATTCATAACAGAGAATTTGGACACTGGTCTGCTGATGAAAAGCGTAGAACTGAAATTGGTAAAAAAATTTCAAAAACAAATACAGGTATGAAAATTAAATTTAAAAATCCATCAGAAAGAGCCCAAAAAATCTCTGAAACGAAAAAAAGAAAATTGGCTGAATCTGGTGGATTTACGCAAGAGCATCGTAATAAACTTCGAGAAAATAGACTTGGTACCAAACATACAGACGAGTGGAAAAAGAATAGTTCTGGAATGCTAAAACAGCAATGGGCAAATGGTATTAGAAAACCAAAGCCTAAAAAAGATAAAATTATTAGAAAACCAGGAGAACGAATGAAAGAACTTTGGGCTGATCCAATTTGGGCAGCAAATCAAAGAAAGAAGCTTAGTGAAAATCATAGGTCAAAAATAGTAGATGTCCCGCCTTTTTTCATTTGACTTTATTGTTGAATAAATATATGATAATAACTGGAGGAAATTATGACTGTTCTAACAAGAAGACCTGATAATTTAAATTTACTTCAGCAAGTAGGTTTTAAATTTCAATTGCCTAGAGCACCAAACTTTAATTATTTTATTCAAAAGGTTCAGTTTCCTGGAGTACAGTTACCCAATCCTCGTGCTGCTAATCCATTTGTATCTGTTCCGCTACCTGGCGATCAAATGGTATTTGATAATTTAAGAATTACTTTTAAGATTGATGAGAATCTCAGAGGATATTTCGAAATTTTAGATTGGATTTGGCATTTGTCAAAACCAGAAGACTTTGATGATTCATTTGAAATTTATAAAAGACCTCCCGCGGATCCCGAAGGAGTGTACAATAATGGAATCCTTATCATGTTAGACAGCGATATGATTCCATTTTTAGAAGTTACTTTTTGGGAAATGTTACCTAGAAGATTATCAGGTTTTACATTAGAAAGCGATGTAAATGATATTCAATATATAACCGCTGAAGTCGAGTTCGATTATAGAGTATATAGATATAAGTATCTAGATGGACTAGGACTACCTGTTCAAAATTAAAAAAGGATATATTATGCAACTTGATGAAATTTTTGAAAATTGGCAAATTGATTCTAAAATATCAAAAACAGAATTAGACGATGAATCCATTAAAACCTCTTTATTACACAGTAAATATTTAAAAATGTATTCAACAGAAAAGCTTGTACTTTATCGGCTTGAGGCTGAATATAAAATATTGTTTAAAACAAAAAATGAATATTACTCAGGAACTCTTGATCTTCAAACAATCAAGGAAAAAGGTTGGGAACCCAATCCAAAGATTATCCTCAAATCAGACATTCCTATCCATATCGATGCTGATTCTGATATCCAAAAGATTTCGCTCAAGATTGGGCTACAAAGAGAAAAGATATATGCTCTTGAGAGTATTCTTAAGTCAATAAGCAATCGTGGATTTCAGATATCAACAGCAGTAAACTGGCAAAAACTAATGAACGGTATTTAATGGCAAATATTCATCTCAAATTCTTAAATCATACATACTGTCAAATTGTAGCAGATAAAGGT